GAAAATACTGCATTACCATCTTCCGTGTATTCTACGATACCAGATGCAGCACGTGCACATCCTGTAAACTGTGCTTTATTATATCCTTTACCTGATTGATTAACTTTAAATCCTGTGACCTCATTTAAACCTATTTCCGCAGATGCTTCTGCACTTGAAGGAGCCTGTATTACAACTGATGGAGGATTTGCAGCAGAATATCCAGTACCAAACGCAGTCACGTTAATATCTGTAATTGCACCATTGAATATTGCAGCAGTTGCGGTAGCACCTGTACCACCTGCGTATGCTCCTGTACCATCTACACGTTTATCTACAATATAAACAGAAGGAACCTCATCATATCCGCTTCCTCCGTCAAGTAAATCAATACGAATGACTCTTCCGTCTCCATCAACTACAGTTTCTAGAACTTGTGCACCAACAGGATCTACGATTGCTACTCTTGGAACTGATGTATAACCTTGTCCTGCGTTAATTGTAGTAATAGATGCAATAGTTCCGTCTGCAGCAAGAACTGTTTGGAAAGATGCTCTGATTGGATTATTACCAGTTGGTTCATCAACATACACTGCAGGAGGGGTTGTATATCCAAATCCTGGATTAGTAATTGTTAAACCACCACTAATAGATCCACTAGATAACGTCGGAGTGGCGACTGTAGCACCGCCAGGTTGTCGGAAAGTGATTCTAGGTGTAAATGTATATCCAGAACCTGATCCAACTAAATCTACCGCAGTGACAGCTCCATTTGTCACTGTTGCTTTCATTGTTGCTTGTGTAGAACCTGTCTTTGTCGGAGACTCTATCTGAACAACAGGAGGGTTAGTATCACTATACCCTTTACCACCATCAAGTAAGGTGACGGACTTAACACCATTTACTAATGCTTGAGCAGCACCACCTGATCCTACAGTTGTGTTAATAGAAACTTTTGGTGGATATTCAAATCTATAGTTGCTACCATTTACATTAGTTGAGATACCTGTAAGTTCACCATTATCATTTACTCTTGCAAAACCTTCCGCACCACTACCAAAAGAGGGTACAGGTGCTTCTATAGAGAATAGTGATAAGAATCTTCCGTTTGTAGGTGCGGTAGCAAATATAAAGTCTGCACCATCAACAAAATAATCTACTTTTGGTATTAATAGTCTTTGATCGTATATTGCGATTACATACTCATCTACAATTGGTTCATACTCTGCACCACCACGAGTTATTCTAAATTGTGTTTTACCTTCACCAAAAGAGTTTGATATATTATCTAATGCAACAATTTGATTCTCTACAAATCCATCTAGGTATGTGATAAAGGTGTTTATAGCATCATCAGAAGGAATCTTTGTTCTAGGAGCAGTTGCAAAGGTAATAGTGGTTCCATTAACGCTATAGTCTGTACCAGGTGTCAATACCTTACCATATACAGATACTATCAAATGCTGTGCACTTGGAGGTGCAATAGGATTGTCTTGAGATACTAGATTAAACTGAGTAGTAGTGCCATCGAAGAGATTGATAGGACTAAAAAGATTTACCCACTTTAATTTTACCTGATCGTATGAAATACCTGGTGAAAGAGCGATGTTTGGAGAACTGGTTGTACTCTCATAGTAAATAACCTCATTACCTATGAGAATAGATCCAGACTCCTCTAAAAACTGGTTAATTGACTCTACAACGATTGTATCGCTAGTTTCATCTATTGCTTCTACTAATTTTGTCTTACCATCTAATATACCTACGTCTAACCTATCAATATCAAGATATCCAAGAAAGTTGTTTAAAATATTCTGCCCAAGACCAGTCTTCTCTTGAGATTGATAGTAATACTCAAGAAATCTATTAAAGAGTGGATAGTCTGACTCTATAAATTCGGGAGTCTGGGCAACAACTGCCTGTGAGACTTTATTGATATTTGTCATTTAACCTTTTAGGCTACCGCTACTATATTTGGTGTTTGGTCGAACACTGTAGGACTCAAACTATTTAGTGGGATTGAAGGAGGTGGTGCTGTTCCAATTGGGGAAATTGTCACTTCAGGACTTACTAAGTTAATTATTGTACCTGGTGTTGAAGCAGGTATGGTAGAACTGTTAGCAGGAATGAATTGAACTGGTAATGATAATGATGTTGGAAGTCCTGCAGGATCACTTATAGAACCCGCACCAGTTGTTGAATCAGTAATTGTTATACCAGTGGTAGGAATATTTGTACCTGTTCCAATAACAGCAATAGGACCAAAGGCAATTTCTCCTGTGTCATAGTTGACAGTCCCTGCAGAAGTATTAGTAAATACTTTTCTTGTACCTGTATTATAGAACGTTCTAAGGTTTCCATATCCATCATCCTCAAATTGTTGATCAACACCTGGTCTATCTGCTGTACGGAACTGTCCAGAGAGTAGAATTGGTTCTTTCGCTCCATCTATAGACAAGGATGTCTTACTTGGTGCGGAATTATACAAAGCAGAACCAGTAGATATTGTGTATGTGTTAGTTTGGTTGACAACAGGTACAATATATCTCAATAGAGTGACCTGTAGAGATACGTCTGTAATAGCATTATTTGACAGTGTAATCGCCTTCTCGTACGCTTGTGATCTAAATGTACTATTGAAGTTGTTTATCTGAGTTTGTTGTGCCCACTGACTGATTGCAGTCTGTACATTTGTTTTAATTGTAGATGTATCAGAACTACTACCAGTATCATATAGAACAAATACCTTAGTATAGATGTAAAGGTTCTCTGGATCAATGATTACAGGATCAATAGATGCCATTGCATACTTTCTTAGGTCTGCTGCAATGTTCTTTTTAGTTTGATCATTCAATGTAGCACCTGTAGCAGTTTTTACCGCAACAAATACTTTTCCATATACAGGAGGGTTTAGAGAGTCTCCACCATATGCTACCACTGCATCTGCGTTAGGATATACCTTCTTAGTAAGAATAGCATAATCCCCTGCAGTCACAGCACGGTATTGTGAGGAATAGAATCTAGGAGCATTATATTTGATAGACTCAATAGTCTCAGCAGCACTTCCGTTTTGTGATCTTGCCACTTTTGTAAGTGTCACAGCAGCAGTGCTATAACTTTGTGCAAGAGTATCCGTCATTCTACCGACATATGAAAAACTATCTACGTCATTTGCCTCCTCACCAGAGGTGACTAGGTACTCAAACAACACAACTTCTCCGTCTTTAAGAGCTCTACCTACAGAATCATCACCAAATTTCACCTCATACCGCATATCTTCACCCTCTGATAGGAAATATACCCTAGTGGATGCGGTAAGTCCTGTAATTGTATCCACTAAATTGTACAAATCAGAGGTAGTTGATGATTCGTTTGCCTTTACTCTTACGGAAAGTGTGTTAATATCCGCGTCTTCTGATGGAACTTTGAAATTTTGTGTCGCAAACGTGTTAACAACGTACTGAAAATTGACTATTGACCCTTCTCTTAGTATAAGATTGTTGAAAGTTGCGATACCAGTTGTAGAATTTACCTCAGCAGTTGTATCAGACATCACATTCCACACATAATTACCACCAGTTGCCACTGCACCTTTCTTTAATGTGACAGTAGAAGGGTATGATCCGCTACTTTGTATGGTCTGTACTGTCAAATTTACAGTTGCTTGACTTGCCTGTACAGATCTTGGTACATAATTTAAAAGTTTTGCTATATTAACTACATTATCACGCACTGTGGAAGAGGGTAGGAATGCCTCATTCATTGCCATGTTCGCATTAAACGAACTATAGTAAGTATTGTATGATAGAATATCAATCAGATAGTTCAATGTCGCACCATCAAACTCATAATCCGTAAACTCTTTCCTAGTTCTTAGATAAGATTTGATTGACGCTTTGATGTCATTAAAGTCTAATGCTGTTAAATTATTTGGTGTTGACATTATTCGGGTCTCTTAAGTACGAATGACACAGTTTCAACTAGAGGTTGCCCTACTATTACATATTCTATAGTGACATTGAATTGATTTGCATCATACTGTTCTACTACAGCAAGGTTTTCAATTACAATTCTAGGTTCATGTTGTCCTACAGTATTTAGGATGTCATCTCTAATAGCATCTGCTGTGAAACCATCCATAGGTTCAAACAATAATTGTCTAACTCCAGAACCTATTTGGGGTTGAAATAACTTTTCACCAGGCTGAGTCATCACAAGATTCTTTAATGACTGCTTTATTGAGTTGTCATTAGAAACTGCAGATACATCTTTTGTGAAAGGGTTCTTTGCAAAGTCTACCTTTATGTCTTTAAAGGAACGACTTAGGTTTACATCCTTTCCTGATAATGATTTTAACGCCATTTGCTAAGTGGTTTCACATCCTTTTTCTTTTTTGCAGGATACTCACTTATCAGTGTTTTGCCACTTTTGACAAATTCTTCGCTTTTGTCTACTTTTACAACCATGATTTCCTTGATCCTAAAAGTATTTATGCTATTTCTTGAATATTTTTAATTGAAAGAGAATATAAGTTGTTAATATTGTCCAAAACAGGATTTCTAAGCCATAATTGTGCATACTTATTCTCCGAGTGTGTGGATAACGGGTTTTTCGTGCTTCAGAATCTCGTAAAGTCGTTTATTTTCAGCTGCTGAAACGGGAACGAACTCAGTATTATGATCAAACCCCTCTGTTCTACTAGATTGATTTATTACAACTGACCCATCATCACCAGAAATTGACCTATGATAGGTTTTTACAGGTATCATAAGGGCACCAGAGGAGCGATTTAGATGTACAATATGATATGGATACTTCCAATCGAAGTTTACCAGTTCAAATGTACGCTCCCCAGACACTACTCTATTATAATCTATCTGATGATAATGTATATAGAACTGTTTTGCACCCACCAAGTCATCAGGAGGAGAGATTGCAGCACCAGTATGCACTACTAAGTCAGAGGCATTCGACTCCTCCACAGTAATATCGTAAAAGATTACGTCTTGCGTCTCTCGGAAGACTCTATGCTTCCTAAAAGTAACGTCGCTCATTAGCGTCCTTGCCCTCGGTACGCTTTTTTCTTGTGGTTTCTCGCGGTCGCAGAGTACTTTGTGTGTGCTCCGTTTCCTTGTCTTGTCTTTTTTGGTCTGGTCTCAATTTCTTTGATACCGTTTCTGTACATTGCCATAATTGTGGTCGCTCGCGGGGTAAATTTACTATTTTCTAACGAATCTATACAAATTTTCGACTTTTTTGTCTAAAAACTCGATTTTTTCGTATAAATCGTTAATTATTTGCATAAAATTAAGGTTTTTATCACTATTTTTAGGATTATACGCTATTTTATCCAAAGTTGGGGTCTCTAGTGCCCATTTTTCTATATCTACGACTCTTTCTGCTAGTACTTGGGTCACTTCGTTCAGTCCTTCTATAGCAGCAGCATAAGGATCTTCTATATCCTCTTCTAATTGTTCTACCCAGTCTGTGTTGTTGTCTTCTGTCATCTATTTAAGAAATAATGGTTGATAACTTCTATTCTTTCATGTGCTTTACTAATCTCATCGAGTTGACTCTCTATTGCTGCCATGACATCAGGATGCTCACCAATACCGACAGGTTGGTTGAGATAGATCTCTACATTCTGCTGATGCTTACAAATTAATCCTTGGTAGTAAGATATCTGAGACTTAAGTATTTGATCTCGCAAATTAATAGGCATACGTTCTAATTGTTTGTTATTATCATACACTATCTATTCCTAGTTGTCAAGCAACCAATCACGAAAAGGTTGCTCTGGGTCATCTCTTTCTATTATATTCTCAAAAAACTCTTCTATCTGGTCTTCATGACTTGTCCAACTAACACCACTATTAGAACCTTTGCATGGATTAATGCAATTTGGGTTATTATGTCTATCTAATACATTACAAATCAGACCTGCGAGGTCGTGCGGACACGCTTCGCGTCCTGTTGCCCAATACAATTGATCATCTAACCATCTAGCATCACATACAGGACAAACTTTAATATTCATCGTGTACCTCTAATAGGAGGAAGTACTACACGATGGAACTCTTCCCAGAGCTCTTGTGGGTTTGGGTGATATAACCTTTCTTTATCAGAAACCTTTACAAGGTTATTTAGTGTTTTCTTTTTTTCACTTTTCATTCTAGTATTTCAAAAGACCATTTTATACTCTTAATGTAATCGAATGTACATGATATATCCTTATCACAATCAAATTCATACTTACGATCACACAAATAGTTTCTTAGTTCCTGTATAGAACCAAAGGAACCTTGAGGAGTATAATTTTCATCATATAATTTATACTTCATCTTTCCAGAGGTTTGAAATGTATAGAACCATCATCATCCATTTCGTATTCAAACTCTGTAGTAGCATCCCAACCAAACTCTTCACATATATCATATGGTATCGTGAGTTGGAGGTCACCAAAGTCATCTTCAAGGAGAGTAGTGGTGAATCTTTTTGACATATTAAGTGTATCCATTATAGTCTATTATTGGGTATTCTATGATTGTAGCATTCCCATGACTTATATAGTTTTTCTACATCTTGCAAATCACCCCACGTTTCAGCATATATCTGGGCACAATCATACATCTGTGTATATAACCTTCCTTCTTTCTTTAGCAGCTCTTGGAGTGCCCATACTCTCGACTCTTGAATGCTCATAATTTTTCTGGGAATTTTTTTTATTAAGGATGAAATTGAAGTTGGAATAATATACTGCCTCTGGGGAACCTTTGTAGGTTAGGGTAGTAAAGGTTTTTATATAAGACCGCCCGCAGAACCCGCGAGAACCCTTACAGTGACTGCGATCTCGACTGTTATTCTTTATAATTAGCGTAGTACTGTGTTATAACATAAAAAAATGGGGGTGTGTGAGTACCCCCATTATAAACCCTTTTTGAAAGTTTGTCAACTAGGCAAGACTCTCAAGTCTGCTCTGTGGAACTCTCTTAATATCGTCGCTTTTGCTGTCTACTCCGATCCACTTGTTAATGTGACGAGATGTAGTGACCGAGAAAAATTCCTCTGATCTAACAAAACCTTCGCCAAAGATGTAAGCAGCAACTGGTGTAGAATAAGAAAAGAAAATGCGAGCGTCTGCTGTTTCGATTTCTGTCTGGTTTGCTGCGATTGGTGTAAGTCTCATTTTTAAATGTTCCTTTGTTTGTTATGTACTTATTATAACAACTGTTACCACCTAGTGACGAAGCCCTGTGACACTTATTTCACTGGCACATAATAACAAAATCCTTCCTCCAGGAAGTAATTACAATAACGTCCGATAAACTCATTATAATGTGTCTGCTCTGTGTCAAGTAAAAACTGACATAACTCCACTTTTAACACGTTTGGAAGTACTGGGAAATTATCCCACAACTCTCGATACTTATCAGGCAAGCAAAGCATAATTTACCTTTGAACCTCTTACAAGGTTAATTGTACAGTATTTTGGGATATATGTCAACTGTCTCAAAGAAATGTGTCGGTTTACTCAAAGTGCTTGACAGATGGGTGTTCACTCGCTAAGACTCCTTAAAGATCACATATTAATAAGGATAGTATCCTATAGTATAAAAACACTATATGATTTAATTATACATTTATTTGATTGACTAATTTCTGCGGATTATGCTATAATATAGGATTATTCCCCATTGTCCTCTTTGGGTTTCTTTATATACTTCTCTCTTATATGCTTCCCTCTCATATATTCCCATAGGATAATAATCAACTCCTTAAGTGTTATCCAAGCATACATAAATTCATCCTTAGTTGTTATGTCAGATTGCTTATTATCATTAGATTCTTTCATCTGAAAAACTCCCTATCTTTATGTTTAAATTGTACATTAAGGAACCTATTTTCTCGCCCTTCGATAACATTTAATTCATCCCAATTTGCTCTATAAATTAATATTAACACTTGACGATATGGTAGGCGGGCATGTTCCGCATATTCTTTATTATGTGGGATTTCATGTAAACATACTGTGATATAATCTTTACTTATAAAGTTAATATAACCTTCCCCTTCTTTGGGAACATTTATATAACTTCCTAAGATAAATTCACTTAATTTCATTTACATTATATCCCGATAAATATCTTGCCTTTATTGTTAATTAGTTCATTATCTGCGATAGAATAATCATCAACATGTTTATCATATATGCTAACAGTTTGTGTTAGTTCATCTGAGTTAAGTTCAGATAATTGTTGATACAAATCAAGATAAGTCATTGTTTCTTTATTGTTATCCATTGCCTGTAATGTGTCAATAGAAGTTGTTAGTTCATTCCAAGGAATTAACGTCCATGTTGTTGACATAAACCCATAATTTCATTGTTATGTTATTACTTATATAAGTAAAAAAATCGGGCGAGCAACCACAACGGAGCGAATTTACTCGGATAAGTGTTATCTACGAGAATTAAATATGTCCTCTGAATAATAATCTTTTGGACGTAATTGCTTCCGATCTAGTTCATCTTGCTTGAGTAATGCTTCATAAATTTCTGGTTTTAATGGAAGCATCTTAGTAAATTGACGATTGCACATAATAAAAGTTCCTGGTAAATTAAAAAATAGCGTAAACAGTATTAAGGTTTTTGTCCTCGACTTGAACTCGACCATATTCTTTAGACCACTCTCTTGCCGATTGCTTTGCAACTTCTAAGTCCATTGCGTAGTGTTCATGATACCCTAAGGGATGATTTGGAACTACAATAGCATAGTCAAATTTGTTTCTAGGATGATTTGGTTCTCTTTTGAAATTCTCACGTTGACATGCTTTGAGATACTCTAATTTTGCTTCTAAGTCAGATTTAAAATTCATGATTATGCAACCTCCCTTACATAACCATTTTCTGCTTTGATAAATGCGTCTAGCATAGGGACGTTTAACTCTGGGTCATCAAAGTCAATTTTAGCACATCCGTCAACACCCCACTCTGCTAACTCTTGTACAAATTCATCCCAGTTAGCACAACAACATGCCATATTCTGAAAATTGTCAACTTGTACGATTCTGTTCATGATTGTTTGAGTTTTTGTCATGTGGTTTAATCCTCGTTTGTTATACTAATATTATACCATTGGAAAATACCGAAATGGTAGTAAAAGTGGACAGTAATAAAAGTGTCATAGCTCTAGTTGACATTTTCAAAACCCTCCTTTAATTTTGCTATACGTTTATGGATTGCTTCCCTATGAAATTCTGGGAAAAATAAATCTATCATTAAATTGTATGTTCCATAATCAAAAACATGACCATCAACTTCTACATCACTAGGTAAGAATCCATAATGTACATAATGGTCAAGTGCATACTCTCTGACGAGATCAGCACTTGTTTTACTTGCGTCTAGCATTTAATCATCCTCCACTATGATGTTAGTTTGAATTTCAAATAGAAATGGGGTTTCGTTAGTCTCTCTAACGTATGCTTCCATTAAGAGATCGGTAATTGTTTCTCTCTCACGATCGGTTAAAAAATCGTAAACATCAACTGTTTTCATTATGCGACCTCCTTCACAAGTTGGTCGAAATCCTGATTGATTGCTCTAGTCTCAATAAGAATGTCTCTGACTCTCTCACGATCTAAAGAATCACCTTCCCCCCAAGTCATATCACCATCACATGATGCGATTAGGTCAAGATAGTTGAGAGTAGCAAGTGCTAACTCTTCTCTAGTTAATCCATCAATAGGATATAATCCATTATAAGGATTGTAGAATGACATGCAGTAGTCTAGAAATTCTCTGAAGTTGGTCATAGTTGTTTGTTGCTTATAGTAATATTATACCATCCACTATTATCAAAATGGTAGTAAAAGTGGACGGTAATAATAGTGGCACAATGCTAGTTGACAAGATTCTCGTCATGTATGTTAAACTCGAACATATAATAATTAAACTCAATTCCAATATTATTGCAATGCTTTAGGCATTGTTGATAAACCTTTTTTGAAATAAAGTCAACTTCAAAATACTCTGTTTCTACCTTATAGAATTTTGGTTTTTTATTCTTCTTTGGTAGGTTTGGAAGTTTTGGTTCTCTTTTGTTTTTTGCCATGATGATAGTAAGTAAAAGTTTTCAATTAGTGGGGATTATCTCAAATAGAGATAACCACCCGCCCATCCTGTATTATTAGGATTGTGTACAAAATTTCTCTCGGATATAATTCTCATGTCAAATCTGACATGCTTTGCAGGTTTTGCCCAACCAGCAGGTTTGTAAATTTGACCAGTTTTCTTATCTACAAATGCGTGAACACTTGCATCACGATATTGTCCATAATACTTTGAACCTTCCCAAGTTTCAAATTGCTGTTGGACTATCTTGTAATACTTCTTACCTGAGTAAACTTTGAACCACATTAAGTTCGCTGTTCCGTTTTTGATCTCTTCTAGTTGCTGTTTAGCATACTCTGGATACTTACCAGATAAATTGCCTTCTAATGTTTGTAAATGATACTGACGATAGTTTTCTGTAATAGTGTCAGCATAGGTTTGAGTCCATTCTGCGACTCTTTGCTCTAGTGATTGTTCGATAGTAATAGTTTGCATAAGTGATTTGTTTCTATACTATTATAATAGTATAATATTATTTGAAATGGTAGTAAAAGTGGACGGAAATAATAGTGGCACAAGACTACTTGAAAGCGGTCAATTTGTGTGGTCTATTATCTCCATATTCAATATCAGTAATACACCATCCCATAGTATCACTAATTTTGTCTAGCAAGTGATCTTCATCATAAGCGAACCATACACCCAAAGTATTGAGTATAATGTCTCTCTGATCTTCTTCTGGAATAGTTCCCTGACTATCCTCGAAATCAAAATTAATTGATTCAACTAAGTAAGATTTTAATTTCATAGGTATTGAATCTCCCCACATTCTACTGCTTCCATGTACTCACAAAATTCATTATGTGCTTTTTCTCTATCTTCTTGCCATTGATCCCAACATAGTCTCCTATTAATGTCTAGCAACTTGCCAAGGTCAACTCCTTCCATATCTGTCCAGTTGCTGACGTAATCAAGTTGCGACTCATCATATCCACCTGACTCAAGACTAGGTGCTGATAAAAATTCAAAGGCAATATCAATAAAGAAATGCCTACCAAAATGTTCTGACTCAATAGTCTGCATAGGTTTAAACTCTAGTGAGTCATCTTCACATTTTGATTTAAAAATGTATGTACTTGTCATTGTAGTAAATCCTCAAATAGTTGTTTGGTTAGTTCGATTTGCTCATCTTCTGTTAGATTTGGATGATCTACTTGAACCTCCTCGAATAGTGATTCAAGTAATGCTTCGTGATGTAATGTACTCATTGGAATTTTGGGTCTGGTTTTACAACATTTGAACCTGAGTTGCATACAAGATCAAGTAATGAATCGAAATCATCCTGATCTATATTACCACCAACTCCCAACTCATTGAAGTATGATAGCATTTGAACTAGAACTGCGTCCTGTTTGTCGTTTAGTTTATAAGTGTGCATAGTGGTTAATTTGTTTCTATACCATTATAATAGTATAATATTATTTGAAATGGTAGTAAAAGTAGACACTAATACAACTGGCACACTAGCTATTTCGCATAATCGTCTAGTGTGATACCTTTTTCATAACAATACTGTATTAATACGCTATGAATCTCATCAGGGAAAAAATCCCAATCTCCCTTATTTTTGAGATCATCAGCAAGTATATCAACTTGAACATCATCTAATAATGGATAGAATGATTTGATAATCTGAGTCAGGTTAAACTCTATAAAAGTATCCTGATTTGTAATTACTACTTTTCTTTTCATAAGATTTCAAGTTCAGTATAATCATGACAAGTAATTCTCTTGCCATTGTTGTTAATTAGGATAGTAAAGTTTTCTGTTGGAATAAATCCCTTACGATCTTTATCTCCCTTGATATAGTTGATAAGTACCTGATAATCCTTACCTCTATATCTGACATTATCAGATACACCGATATATTCTGGTTTCTTGTATCTCTGGATAAATTTCATTAGTATTTTCCTCCTGTATTATTGATGTCAATAAAGAGATCATCTTTATCTGGGTATGGATACTGATTAGCAATTACATCCTGTAATTGTGTGAGTTGATTCTCATCTAATAAGTTAAACATCACATCAACAATATCATGTGCTGTTCCATTGTCTCCTTCTTCAATAATGTCATGAATGTCGTTTAAAAAAGTCATTAGTTAGTCTCCTCGAATGGTTCTCTTAGTGGTTTTTTGAAAGGTGTTTTCATGTAATCTTGAATCTCATCAACTACTTCGCCAAAACTATCTTCCCAGTAGTTTTGTGCTTCATCAAGAAATTCTGCATCAGGCATATTCTTGTATAGGTCATCAAGATCATCCATGACATATTGAACTAAATCTTTTGTTGACATATTATCAACATATCTCTCAACTAAAAATGATTTTAGTTCATTAATGATTGCTTTGTCCATTAGAAAAATCCTCCGTTTACTTCTGCATCTTGAATGTTCTCAAAGACTTGTATCTGCTCATCAGATAACTCAAAATCCATATCTCTGAGTAGGTCATATAGTTTTACCATGTGGTATAACTGATCTCCAGTAAGGTTTACTGGTAATGTTTCGGGAATTAAGTTCATGATTAGTTCTCGTAAAAGAAATCGTCCTCACCACCAAAAGGTGATGCTTCATACTCTGTATCTGCATCTATGTTCTGTTTTAGATTGTCATCATAAATGCGAATAGATAACTCTCCGTTATCTGCCATGCCTACCCATCCCTTACGATCGAGTGCATTGTCAATAATGTCATATATTTTTAGGACTTCTTCATCATTGAGAAATCCACATATATTCCAGTATTTTTGAGTTGTTAAATGGTTTGGCATAATGGTTGTTTGTCTATAGTATCATTATAATGGTACATGATACCAAATAGTAGTATCATTGTGCCACTAATAAAATTGTCATGCGGTGTTCTCATTCCATACAAAATTTGTTATATCCTGTTGTCTAGCATCCGCTTGACCTGTATTCTCCTCTAAGAAAAATGTCCTATGGAAAACTTCATAGTCAGCATAATCCCACTCGACTCCTTCAAAGTATGGTTCTTTAATCCATGCTTCAACTTCTTCTTTAGTTTTGAAGTCAATAGTGCCTGTGTTGTTTTCGTGAATTGTTAGTCTGTACATTTACCACTCCATAGTAGGTTGTTTGCTTTGTGCTTTTTCTATCTTATCATAATGTCTGTCAATAACACCTTCCAAGACTTCAAAGATTTCATCAACTTCATTACAAAGTTCTTCATCATCATTACCTTGAACATATCCTTCAAGTACATAGAGAATAGTACTGATCTGACCTTCTCTAAGATTAACATTGTGTAGTGTATTTAATGACATGACTACCAATCTCCGTTAGAGTCAGCAAAAACATCTTCATTCCAATGTTCTGTCTTGTCTAGGATACCGCAATGTCTCATAATGCCATCATAGATTTCCATCCCTGATCTTGACATTCTTCCTGCTGTGTAATCCCAACCTAATTCTGTTAGGTTGTCGATAATAAAATTGAGTGATACTTTTTTCATGATTATTTGAAGTTGAGTGATTTAACTGGATTGTTTGTGCCTGTAAATGCTATTTCAAGAATAGTCTCTGCTAAGTCTCTCTGGTCAGTAGTCATCTTGAACTCATAATACTGAAAAGCATCTTTGATAAGATCATAAGATTGTCTGTCAAGTTTGGTCATAGTTGGTTTTAATTCTATAGTACTATTATAACCATAAGGTTATATGAAATGGAAGCGAGAGTGTACCACTAAAGCTACTGGCACACTAGACGTATGATAGAGGTGGAATCCCCTCTATAAAGATATAGTCAACTACATCCTGTATTTTCTTAGCAATTCTCTCGGAATACTTACCAGATAGAGGAACACACACCTTACCATAAGGTTTATGGTATAACTCAATAGCACCTACTGGAACTCTCCCCTCTGACATTGCTAGTCTGTCCTTAGGGTGTATCCTGATAACTCTACCAATAGTTTGTGCCATTTCGATTGTAGGTAGATTTCTCAACATGATTGTATGAGTAAGACCTGCTACGTTGATACCTTCAGATAATATAGAGTAATGGAATATGATAAACTTCTTATTCTCATCCTTACCATATTCTGTAAGAGTATTGAAAAACTCTTCTCTACCAACTTTCTGTCCATTGATGTTAGCACCATACTTAGAGGTAATATGTAATACCTCGAATCCCTGCATGTATAACCAAGCAAGTGTATCAGTTCTTGATAAGATACCATAGATGTTAGCAGTTGATTGTCCTGCTACTAGAATCTTAGGATTAACAACTGTCATGTCATTAATCATATCTTTTAGATTGTCAGCATCAACTTCAACAGCATTGTATCTGTCTCTTACTCTGTCTGTTTTAAATGGTATTACTTGAGGTGGTAATATTGAACCACCATCAATAAGTTCCTGTGCAGTTGTTTGCTCTAATACTGAACCATATACCTTACGATTGCACATCCCTCTGACTCCGTTTGCACTTCTCTTACCTCTGGATACTTTAGGTGTAGCAGTAAAGAAAAACTTACGAGTTCTGGGTCTGTGTGATAATTGCTCAATAGGAATAAAGAAGTTCTTAGCAGTTCCATTGTGTGCTTCATCAAAGTAGATTGTATCAATTAGAATACCACTCTCTACCACTCTGTGTAATGAATGATATGTAGTAAAGATGATACGATTCTCTCCTGTCTGCATCACATTGTTCTGCCATCTTACAATATGATCTGTCTTAAGTGTACTATCGTAGATTGTCTCTCCACTATGTACATGTAAACACTCTATTGAAAGATTATGCTTACCATCTAAGTTCTGCTCAAAAAATTCTGAACATAATTGATTTGCCAATAATATGCGAGGAGCAACAACAACAATAGTCTGGTCTGACTTGTTTGATAGTTCTCTGATTATATCAGCGATCATGACGAATGTTTTACCACCGCCAGTAGGAATAATAATTTGACCATGACCAGTTGTCATTGAGTTGTATGCTCTGGTCTGATGTGGTCTTAATAAATCTGAGAACATAATAAAATTAACTTGATTTAATTATAGCATAAAAAAATCCCCCTGTGTAGGGGGATGTAAACCACTTAACCAACTGTCCACACCACTGGACTCATCTATAAGGAACAAACTTAAAAAACTTATAGACGAGAGGAAACAAAACTAGATCAAATACTTAAGTTCTACTTAAATGCGTATGCGAGTGGTTCCAACTGCTAGTTGAATCTGCTTAGTCATCCTAATGACTTCACTTTCGGTATCCGCAACCTTGAAAGTTTTACATTGATCGGGTTTGTTTCCCCACTATTAATATAACAGGTCTGCGAGAGGATTAGTGGGGCTATGTGCAACCTTTTCAACTGGCACACGTTGGTCTATCAAATTACCATATTCTTCATGCAACTCACATCCGATATAATCTCTACCTAATTGCTTGGCAACCATAGCAGTTGTACCACTACCCATAAATGGGTCTAATACTATATCTCCCTTCTTACTCCCTGCCAGTACACAAGGTGTAATTAAGTCAGGTGGGAATACAGCAAAATGACTTCCTTTATATGGTTTATTTGTTATTGACCAAACATCACGTTTATTTTTCCTGTCATAAGACTTGGTAAGACCACTATGAGGAGATAACCCACTCCCACTATTATGGTACTTACCATTTGTGCGGTTCCTTGTCCCCCAATCTTGCTTAACTGGTTCTTTGATTGCTTCATTGTCATAATAATACTTTTTGTTTTTGGATAATAAAAATATGTACTCATGTGATTTAGTACATCTATCTTTTACGGACTCTGGCATTGGATTAGGTTTATGCCAGATAATATCCTGACGTAGATACCATCCGTCCGATCTCATTGCAAATGCAAACATCCAAGGGATGCCAATTAAATCTTTTTCTTTTAATCCATCTAATTTATTACCACGTTTATTACATTGTGTTGGTAGGTCTTGATTAGTTTTAGATACTGATTGTTTAGGATATGATTGACCTTTTCCTGGTCTATAATTATAATAACTATCCCCTAAGTTAACCCATAGAGTACCATCATCAGTTAATACATTTCTAACTTCTTTGAATACATTTACCAGTTGATCTATAAACTCCTCTGGTGTATTCTCTTGTCCTATTTGATTCTCTTCATTACCATAGTTCCTTAATCCATAGTAAGGTGGAGAAGTTATACAAGTTCTTGCCTGTTCATCAAATTGTTTGAGAGTGTCTCTGCAATCTCCATATAATATTGTATTTCTCATAGTATTACTTTCTCCAATAACCATCTTACTTCCTTGAATGATATTCTCTTACGATACTTACCACTATTTTGTAGTGATTTAAAACTTGTTAGATAGAAATCATTTGTTTTCTCTCTGTATTCTCTTAATGCTTGATTGAACAATGGAATATGTTTATCTCTAAGATAAGAACATTCAATAGGAAATATATTTCTATTAGTTGTTTTACACTTGCCAAATGGGTCTGAAAGATTCTTACGATCTTTTTCACTCCATTTCCTTAGATGTATATTATCTCCATCTATTCTATCAATACCATTAATAATATACTCACTAAAATTAGGTGGATTGAATACTACAGGAAAATTAGTTGGTGTTGGTATATCATTTTTATTAGTTGATATGCTTTTACCATTGATGTATAGTTTAGTTTTTAGACATGACTCTGGTATAAAATATCCAACTCCTGCGGGATTATCTGTGTCTGAAAATAGTTTCATATCAAATTTATCCCATGCAAATAATCTATCCTTAAATAGATTCTGATTCCAAAATGTTGAGGGTATAATTGCTGCAACATAATCACAATTATCTAACATTAATTGTAAACAATCGAGGTATAAATCTTCATGCTTTGCAATTACTGATAACCTTTTTCTTCTTATTACTGTCTTTGCTAAGTATGGTGGATTAGTAATACATACTTGATAATCTTTAGGAAAATCTTTTATAGTATCTCTTAACTCTACATTAAAATGTTGAGGGTCAATATCATATCCTACCCATGCTGCATCTATAAAATTAAATAGATTCCCTGCACCTGCAAATGGTTCTAATATTGGTTCATCTTTAGGTACTAAATCATACCATGATTTAAAAGCATCTGAATTATTAAAAGGGTCAACAGTTGTATAATATTGACCTAATAATTGTTTAGTTTGCATCTAATAGATTAATCTCTTTTGTAATTCTACATGATTAACAACCCAAAGATTTCCCTGTGGATTGTCAAACTCTTCCTTCAGTGCATTATACTCCTTTTCTATGTCTGTGTCAACTAAAGCAATGTAAATTAAATCTTTTCTTTCTGATATATCTCTTCCCCACTCTAACCATCTTTTTTCTTCTTGAAATACATTTCCTTGATGTCCACCTGCTGTACCTCCATGTCCTAAACAATACTTATGACTTCCCCATGCAATTAATTTACCATCTTTCTTAACTTCAAAATCAATAGTTTTAACATCATTAACTGTATTACCAAATTTCTTTTTATATAATGTTTTAGGATATGTCTTACCATCCTTTGCAGGTCTTAAAAAATTATTGGGTAATCCTTCTACTCTGTATCCATAGTTTTTTACAACTTGATCTATTCCATTGAGTGTAAATACTTCATCCATACCACTCTGTTTTGATGACATCTTAGCAAGTACTGATGCCATTTCCATTGCAATAAAACTATTACCTTGACTATTCATAAAGTAATCTCTCTCAAGACAATTATGATATTCTAATTGTCTAGCTAGTTGAGTTTCATTGATATACTCTTTGATGGGTTCTCTATCTAATATTCCTTCTCTTAAAATCTTTGCAATAGTTTTTATTGTGTTTGTTTGTCTTTGTGATCTTAAATTTGGTGTGTCAAATTCAAATAATGGTGGTCTAATTTTCATGATGTAAATGTATTACCTATATTATACCATAAAAAAGACCCCTGTAAAGGGGTCAATTATTTTACTGGAACATATCTCGACATATCCTCCGACATTCGGTAGTGTGTACATCCATTGAACATTCAATTAAACAATCAAAGTAATCATTTTGGAGATCGTTTGTATCGGCACTCGATACTGTGTTAGTATCAAAATGGTTGAATTGAACCATTTGATTACTTGAAACTAAATTGTGCATTTGAAATCTCCAAAATGTATCTGACTATTTCATCATAAGTAGATTAGGGTACATTGCTCTGCCTCCACACTCTACATTACTATTTAATAGTAGGATGTGTTTTGAAATGCTAATTGTTGCAAGAATTAATGCCTATTGTAGTTAGTAATACTATTCAATTTCCAAATCTATATTAAATGCTACACTTATCCTATCCTCTTCAGTTAGATTAGGGCAAGTATTGTGCATTAACCATGACGGAAATAATATAATCTCTCCATCACAAGGAATAAACTCCATACTTTGAGGGCAAGTCTTAGTATTCTCTGGAAAATTACATGATTGCATTATATTATTGGGATTCATGAATTGAATACCTCCTTGATCTGGACTAACTCTCATATAATATACACCTGATATTTGATATCCAGGATGACAATGCCACTCATGTTTAGTATCTTTACCTTGAATATTCATCCATGAGTTTTTTATATTGATTCTCCATTTACGTCCATGTAATCTACTCCACATTGTAGATGTGACGTAATTAGTTGCTGTGTCAATAATTCTTTGTTTTAAATGATGTAATCTATATTTACCAATTAAATCATCTTTGATAAGATACATTGAATCGGTTTCTTTTTTAGACTTTTGTGCTTTCGCTATGGGATGTATATAAGATACTTGCCCATAGTCCATTGTCTCTTCTATCCTTAAGAGTGCTGCTTTAACTTCCTTTTGTATTGGATGATAATTGTCAGGTCTAGGTAGGTCTTTGTATATTAAAGTCGGGAATATTGGCATTGTACCCGAATATGCCTGTACATTTACTTCATTCATCTTTTAACTATCCAATCAGGGTCATTAGTTGGGTGTACCCAAAATCCTATACCTGTAGTAGGATTTCTTACTGACCATTTATCTAGTCGCTCTGTGATCCACATGTTAGGATCTTTCCTCATGTGATACTTGAACAGGTCTTTTGCTTTTCTTGATGCAGTTTCTCTAGGATATACCCTAATTCTGTGAGTGTCCATAAATTAACTCAGAAATTGTAGTGTCTTGACTACCAAGTACAGTAGAAACCCAATCATGTTCCCTTTCTTGTGCTTCTTCAAAGTTTTCATCATAGTCCACCTCAAGGTAGTTTCTTTTCTTCATAACCAAATCCTCCATTTTGGAATTGACGTTCTTCCTCTACTTTCACTCTAAGTTCCCTTAAAGCAAGTTTGAGTTTATGCAGTTCCTCGCTATCATATAGCGTAGGGTCTTGCTCACTCTTTTTGAGTGCGTGTTTTAAGAGTCTGATTTGACCCTTTGAACTAAAGAACTTTCTCATTAT